TCAAACAGATAACTACAGGATTGATCCACGAGGTAATCGTGCAGGTGATTTAATGCTGGATGGGGCTGCAGCATATGGAGATATGTCTGGTCAGTTCTACGACGCAGTAGATCCGAGAATGAAAGGCGCACAGAAAGTAGTTAATAAGGGAATCACGAAAGTAGGTGGAACTGGAGCCCGTCGTGCAGCAGGAAAAGCAGGAGCAGCACTTGGAGCATTGCCAGGGATGAGTAAGCTCGGAGCCGCTGCCAGGGTATTAGGCCCTGCAGTAGGTGCAGTGGGTGGAGGACTCGCAGTTGCTGATTTAGTAACGGGTGACGAGTCCGGTATGAATAAAGCGATGGATGCAGCAGCCATGGGTGTTGGTGGATTCTTAGGTTCAGTAGGTGGGCCACTCGGAACAGCTGCTGGAGTCGGACTAGGTAAGATGGTTAGTGACGGTACCCAATGGTTGTTCGGAGATAAGAAGACTCCAGAACAACGTAAAATGGAACTAGCACTAGCTCAATTGCAAAGTAGAGGATTAGTCTGATGTGGGGATTATTTGGTCTTGACGCGGAAAGTGTAGCAAAGAACGAAGTATATGACCCAACTACAGGTGGCTACAAAGAAGATATTGGTGACCGTCTAGGTAACTGGATTGTCGGTGGATTGTCAGGCGGTAGTGATCGCAAAGCTGAGATTGATAAATTAACGAAAGCGGCTCATGTTAAAAAGTTACAAACAGACTATGGGACAGCAATTGACAAATATGGCAAAGTTCAAGGAATGGAGACCATCAATGCTGATAGTCTTGCAAGCCTCGATTCAGCTCAACTTGGACGCAAGCTTAATAACAATAAAGAGACAAAGGATGCTCTGAGTTATGTCTCTGAGACATACGGGCTAGACCCTAGTGAATTTGCAGGGGTGACTGACGCATCAACTATTAGAGGTAGAGGTGCTAAGCAGTATAAAGATGCACAGGAATCAAAAGTAGAAGAGCAGCGCCTGAAGCTGAAAGGAGAAGCAGAAACTAAACTCAAAGGTGAACGGATTTATCAGGAAGGGTTGACTGAGCGTGCAAATATCAGAAATGACAGGATTACTGCTGAAAATAGAGCCCTACAAGCGCAGCAACGTACTGCCGACTTAGAGCTACGCCGTGACAATATGAATATGAACTATGCCCAGATGGCACGTCGTGACCGTATGGATGCAAAAGACCGCAAGGACAAGAACATCATGATGTTGATGCAAGGCCTTATGGGTATCACTAAAAGCTTTACTATTTAAAGCGATCGAATAATATTATTGAGTTCATCCTTTTGGGCCTGTGAATAGTTTCTAGACGGACCAACCCAAGGGCTGATATTACCTACTCGCTTAGCGTGGCTAAGGAAGATTTCATCTTGAGTAGCTGCATCAAACATACGACTAGTATCTAGTCCCATCTTCGAGACTTCATCTCTTAACGTTGAACCAATAAACTGATAGCGTCCAGCTGCATGAATTTTACCTGCTTTTCTCCACTCATCGTCAGACATTGACTTGTCATCATATTGCAAATCCATAACTTGTTGAACAGACATATTTGTAAGATCTTTCTTGAAGTGATCCTTGTAAGAGCCACTCTTTCCTAACACTGTAGTTCCACCATCGGCACCACCTTGGTTAAATGCTTGGTAGCCAGATTTTCCCGATTCAAACTTAGCGATACCATCAGCTAGTATTTTGCTTCCACCAGTAAGTGTAGATAGAACTGATGATTGGTCGCCCTGAGGAACAGGAGCAGTTTCAAGGTTAGTCTTACTACTCTTTAATGCTTTCAACTTGGCTTTTAGATCAGCTGATAAGGCACTCTGTGTAGACTCATTAGTTTTTGAAACTTCTATCTGACCGGCGACTTTCTGCCGCTGCTTATCAAGTAATGTCATCTCTTCATTCTCTTCCTCAGGTTGGTTCATCTGAATACCAGCAAGACCAAGTACACCAAGGCCAGCAGCTAACATTCCCGCCTTCTTACCCTTTTTCTTAATAGCAGCAATCTTCTTATTGCCCTCACTCTCCATTTCATATTGTTTCTTAGCAGCATCTACATTGGATTTACTAATTGCAGCTTTTTTATTTCTTTCGACCTGACTGGCTACATTGTATGCGTCCTCTTTGATAGCTGCTTTACCTATAGAACTTAAGTCTGCTTTACCATCCGCCAAAGCCCTTCTCGCAGCAACTGCCTTCTGTACAGCGATATTGCCGGCTCTAATAAAATTTGCCATACGACTAAAGAGGTTTCTTATATTCTAACTTTGAGTACAATTAATATAGAAATAAAAAGAAGAAGTAAATGGCTAAAAAGGGAAAGGGAAAGGGAAAGCCAGCGCCAAATCCAACGGTCCAGGGACAGGGGAAGGGGAAGGGGAATTCGAATAATTGGCAGATACAACAAAGTAATGCAGAAAACGAAGCCACTAATAGGGCAGAGAGTTTGCGTGCTCAGGTTGGTGCAGGGAACAATATGAAAGGGGCGAGTGCAGGTTCTGGCGGAAATACTGGAAATGGGATGTTCAACTTTGACTCCATAATGAAAGAATTCTATGAATGGTCACCGGCGGCAGATGACGCGGCGGGACAAGCACTAAAGAATACATTTCAAGGCGACTTCATCCAGACAGTGATGAACAATCAAATGTCTAAGGACTTGGCATATACCAATGCTGAGATCGCAACTGGTCAGATGACAGATGCTGCAATGCTGGAGCTTGCCAACCAAACTCAGATCATGGCCGACGAGAGTAAATATGGTCAAATTAAAATGGGGGCGGAGTATGACTACCAGAGTCAATTCGCTCTCGATTCAGATAATCGAGAGTTAAACAGACTCAGTCATGAGCAAGATTTACGAGAAAATCAGACGCAATTAGAGGGAGAGGAGAACAGATTAAATATTGATGCTCAAGGTAGGAATGATACAAACCTACAAGATGTTAAAAACTCAGGTGCATTAGAGCAGCTAGAAGCAGCTGGCTTTAATGAGCAGGAGCTGCAAAAATTAAAAACTGATGGAGCACTGGAACAGATCACAGAACAAGGTGGAATTGATAAGTGGCTGCAATCTAAAAAAGGCGATCAAGCCATGGCTCAGATTGGTAAGCAAGGTGAAGTAGATGGGATGCTGCAGAAGTTAAAGAATGATGGAGCACTTGGTCAGATTAATGCTCAAGGTACTATCGATAGAGATATACAGGGCTTAAAGGGTGAACAAGCTAACCAACAAATCACTACACAAGGAGATATAGATAAAGACTTACAGAAAACAAAAGGAGAGCAGGTTATTGAACAGTTAGAAAAGTCCGGGATAAATGACCGGGCTTTACAGGAGCTAAAGGATTCTGGAGCTATTGATCAGATCGTGGAGCAAGGTGATGTTGATAAAGCACTGCAAGGATTAAAGAACTCTGGAGCACTTGAACAGCTTTCTGAAGAAGGTAAAAATGCACTAAACCAGATTAATGCTCAAGGCTTCCTTGATCAAGAGCTTCAGAAAATAAAAGGTGATCAAGCTAACCAACAAATCACTACACAAGGAAATATAGATAAAGACTTACAGGGTATGAAGGGTGATCAAGCACTCTTGCAACTGAAGCAATCTGGAGTAAATGATGAACAACTGCAGAAACTAAAAGACTCTGGAGCAATTGCTCAAATTGATGCACAAGGCGGCATTGATAAATGGCTGCAATCTAAAAAAGGTGAGCAGGCCCTTGCTCAGGTTGGAGCACAAGGTGCAATAGACCAAGCCTTACAGGGTATGAAAGGCGATCAAGCTGAAAGCCAGATTAATGCACAGGGAAATGTGGACAAACAGCTTCAAAATATTAAAGGCGATCAAGCCATGGAGCAACTGGTGCAGTCAGGATTAAATGACGAGGAAATTCAGAAATTAAAAGATAGTGGTCAGATAGATCAGATTGCAGCTCAAGGGGGTGTCGATGTAAATAAAATCAAAGCACAAGGATTCTTAGATTCCGAGTTGCAAAAACTTAAAGGGGGACAGGCGACTGATCAGATTGCTGCTCAAGGTAATGTTGATGTAACTAAAATTGCTGCTCAAGGTAATGTTGATGTAACTAAAATTGGTGCTCAAGGTGCATTAGATAGTGCTATGCAAAAACTGAAGGGAAAACAAGCTACTGATCAAATTGGAGCACAAGGCACTGTCGATAAAGACCTTCAGGGCATGAAGGGTAAGCAAGCTACTGATCAGATTGGTGCTCAAGGTAATGTCGATCTATCTAAGATTAAGGAGACAGGCAATCAGGAGCGTGAGGGTATGAAGCAGGCAACTAAGGAAGATACTAAGAAGCAGAAGCGTGACAGTGGAATGGCACGCGGTCTTGCAGGTATGTTCTAATGACTACCGCAACCAACACAAGCGGTAAAGTATATCTCAACTTCGTTGATCAGTGGCTAGATACGCTGCCTGCATCAACAAGTGAGGAGTTCAAGGATTTTGCTGAGGCCACTCCTTCAGTCATTGAGATTTGGGTATATGCGGGGATTCTCCAGTATCCAGGTACATTCAATGATTTGACCAGATGGGTCAAAATGAAGTATAAGAAGCTTAATCGCCGTGAGATACTTAATAGTGAAATTGCTGCTCTTCACTCCGATATACAAGACCTTAGAATGGCAGTTACCTCAGGTGAAATCAAAGGCGACAATGGCGCCGCAAGATTGGCAGCTCTGGAGAAAGAGCTTAGATCGCATATTGAAGTCAGTGAAAGGATAAACCGCACTACTGATAAACGAGGTTTGATACTTGCTGGAGCTGACAGAGTAATGCGAGAGCTGACTAATATTTTCAAGGATGACCCAATGTTTGCTGAGCCTATTGAAAATGCAATGAATGCAGTATGGGCCAAAGTATATAGCGAGGTTAGTTCGTAATGTTTGCAGGAATCCCTCCAGAACTACCTGATTTACCTGAGATTCAGGAGCAGAGTACTCGTGCAATAAGACTACGTGGACTTATCCAAAAACAACTACCAGGTATTCCTACAGTAAATAGTGATGACTTACTAGGATATAACTCAAGAGCGATTGAAGCTGCACGATTAGCAGAAGCAATTGGTATTGCATTTGAGATATCTAGGCGACAAAAGATGATAAGTGCTGCTCGTGCAAGAGAAGAGGATCGTATTCTTCAAGCACTGGCACAGCGAAGACGTGCATGGTGGCGCTAAACTTAAAGCACTACTAAATAAATACATGGCAGTTCCAAGTATTGCGCTTGCTTACAGAAGAACGGCTCTAATGAAAGCTACTACAGTAACAGTAAAACCGCCATCTGAAGAAGTATTAAGAGCACGAGATAGCTTCGTTGATTTCTGCACAGCAATGGGCAAACCACCAGCAAAGCATATGATGGAGTGGCACAATGAGCTGTGCACAGGAGAAGATACAGAGTGTCTATTAGGAATTGGAGGACAGAATACAGCAATCCTTGCACCACGAGGTTCGGCCAAAAGCACAGTCCTCGGCTTGTTTGCTGCTTGGATGATTGGACGACATACAGCTGCAGGTCAGATGCTGCGTATCCTGTATATCGCATACATGGTAGATATCAGTAGAGCTAAGTCTGCAACTATTAAGGGCATTCTAGTTAGCAGTAAGTATCGGGAAATATTTCCGATGGTCCGATTATCAAAGATAAAGCGTTCAGATGAGTATTGGAGTATTGACTATGACTTTGCAGGAATTGATACAGCAGGTGAAGAGGCTTTCACAATTGCGTGTGGGGGTCTCAAGGGAGCCATTACTTCAAAGAGATCCCAGCTGGTGCTTATCGATGACCCTATCAAGTCCGCAGCTTCCATCAACAATCCGGATATTCGCCGTGAGATGGAACAGACATGGTCTAATGTTATTGCGCCGACGATGTTTCAAGGGGCTAGGGCTATATGCCTGGGCACCCGTTTTCACTTTGATGACATTCACGCAACCTTATTCGTCCCTAAAAACAACTGGAAACAGATAGTTCAAAAGGCCGTAATCACAGACGCTGAAGGTAGGCAGCGTTCGTATTGGCCTGAGTTCTGGTCTATGAAATACCTGAACGAACGAAAGATGGAGGACCGTATTGCCTTCGCATATCAGTATCTTAATACTGCAGTCCAATCGTCTGATGTCGGTATCTCACCTGACCTCATCATTCACGGCAAGGTCCCCGAAGAGTATGACTGCATTGGAGTAGGTATTGACCTGAGTGCCGGTCTTAGTGAAAAGAATGACTGGACAGTATTCACATTAGGTGGAATTAAAGATGGAAAGATATACCTAATTGACCAGCGACGAGTTAGAAGTATGGGAAATTTAGAGAAGATGGATACACTCTGTGAGATGCTATCCGATTGGCATATCCTTGTTGAGAATGACGAAGGTCAATACTTCCCAACAATGTCGCCATGCACGATATGGCCTGAGGCTGTTGCCTATCAGTCGTCATTTGAGGGTGACTTTAAGCGTGTAATGTTTGACCAGCGGGCTTTATACAACCTGAGCTGCTCACCAGTTAAAGGATTCAAAGGTGACAAGCTTGCTCGATTACGTGGTGTGCTTGGTTTATTTGAGCACGGTAAAGTTATCTGGAATAAATGGCGTAAGTGGAACATCCTTGAAGATGAGCTAATTAACTTCGGCCATGCGCCACATGATGATGCCGTTGATTCAATGGTATTGACCATGGGAGGACTACTTAGACGAGGAACTTTGCAAGTTGATTACAATAGTGACAGCTTTGATTTATGAATAGCACAATGGCTAAAAGAGATCTTGAAAATATGAACTACCGCTCGATGGATGATGAGTATAAAGATAAATTCAGTCGAGATGAATTTAAGGGACAGAAGCGTTCACAGGCTAAATCACGTGCAAGAAAAGCTGGGGATAAAGAAGCAGCCAAAGCTATTGATGTCTCGCACAGAGGCAGGGTGGGTGAAAACTCTCAGTTCTATCAAACCAATGACAAAGGAAAACGTCAGCTAACGGATATAGACAAAGGCTCAAATCCATTTAAAGTTGATAACATTCAAGACTTCGACACTGCAGCATATGGTGTTGGCTCAGCGAAAGGTAAGGAGATGCTGAATGTTAACGACATAGCAGGTCTTAAAAAACAAGGTGGTTTTAATCGATCTGAAATCCAAGAATACGCTCAA